GCCTGTGTCATCAACATTAAGGTTAGCATTAAGAGCAGGTGTGTAATCAAGAACACCAGCCATTGTTAGTGCAGAAGCAACGTCAGCAGAACAAAGGATCATGTTACCCTTTCCTCTACGAGTTTGCTGTGCGATGGCGTTAGCATCTCTTTCTATCTGGAACAGAAGTCCTTTGAACTTCTCAACAGACCATCTACCATTTGAGTCAACGTCTAGGTCGAATATTCCACCGTTTGCAACGTTTGCTTGAGCACCTGGTTTAGCAATCTTATAGATTGTTCTGATAACTTCACGGTTAATTTCAGCAAGAATCTCTGTTGAGAGAATGTTTGCTAATTCCGCTTCAGCATTCAGACCGTGGATTGCCTTAAGGTCTTGAGCAAGTTCTAAACTGTACTCTGCCTTTAGTGCTCTGGACTTCGCAGTAACTGTGACTTTCTCGATTGAGAATGCCATCTGGTTGAAGTGATTTCCATCGGCATCTCCAAGAGCCTCAGAATCACCTGTATTCATACCTTGACCAGTTGCATACTCTGCCTGATCTGCACCAGAAGAGTTAAGAAGACCTGGGTTCTTAGCAGTGTCGTCACCAGTGATATTTGTACTAGATGTAGTACCGAAACCAACGCTTGCTCCGTCAGATGCTTGACCAGTATAAAGACCCTGAGTAAGGTTGTCTCCACTGTCCTGACCAGAGAAGCTGGAATCAACTTCATCGTAGAATGTTTCTGTTCCTGTCTGGTTGTCGTAGCGACTTCTCATCGCAAAGATTAAACCAGTAGGTCCGTTCATTGGTTGTACACCTGCTAGGTCATAAGCGACCAAGTTAGGCATAGCACGACGGATTAGGCTGATTAGAACGGGGTCAAAACCAGCAGTTGGTGTATCACCATTTGATGCACCTGCAGCACTACCACCGAAACCACCAGATGCTCCAGCAGCATTACCGATGTTTGTGGGTGCTTCCATGAGGAAGTTACGTTCCTCAGTTTGAAATTTTTCTTGGTTCTCCAGAAGAACTGCGGTAACCATTCGACGATGCGGATCTGAAATCTTGTCGAGACCTTCGTAATCTAGAAGGGGTGACCACTTCTCCTGCAGGTGTTCAGCATTGAACATTTGCATTTGAATTTACCTCTTAAGTAAAAGTGTGTTTGGTTTTAATGTAATAAGAAATTACTTCTTGATAACTCTTTGCATAGTGCTCAGATAGTTTGCCATGCTTCCAGAAATTTTTTCTTCGCTTGGTGAACTTTCTTCTGAGATATTCTCGGAGTTGTCTCTTTGAGCACTAGATGCTACTGTAGGGAAATAAGATTCTCTAAGTGTTACTAGTTTCTCACGGTAATCTGCTTCACTTTCAAACTCAACACTTTCAGCAAGAGATGTTAGCTTTTCTTTCTGAGTGACTGCAAGTCCTTCAGAAACGTCACTTAAGATTCCATCGGATGTAGATTCTGCTAACCTCTTGTTAAGAGCAACATTTCTTTCGATCTGCTCATTGAGTTTTTCTTCCATATCATCAAGTTTATTTACCATGCTCTCAAGTACATCATATTTATCTTCAGGGATTGATACATAATGTTCTTCAAAAAGACCTTTTAGACCTGTCATAAAGGATTCAGATAATTCTGCCTTAACTCCTTGATCTACGGCTAATTTGTTTTCTTGCATCCATTCATCAGCAACGTACTCTAGATATGAATCAGTACGATCAGTAATATCTGCTTTTAATTCAGCAGTTTCTTCCTTGATTGCTTTGATGTGGTCTGCTTCCAATTCTTCTTTAATTACTGCAACTTTAGAATTAATTGCTGCTTCAAAGATTGTCTTTGCTTTTTCTTGGAATTCTTCGGAAAGATCTTCACCTTGTAGAAGTGCATTAACATCTTCTTCAACGCTAGTTTCTTCCTTAGTCTCGGATTCAGCAACGACTTCTTCAGTATCGATTGCTTCCTTAACTTTCTTACGGAGTTGTGAAGGAGTCTCTTCAACTGTTTCTTCTACAACTTCCTCTTCTGCTACTTCAGATTCTGCAACTACTTCATCAGTAGTAACTTCTTCTTCTGCAACAACATCACCTTCAGGTTCGGATTCTTCCTTTGACATGCCCTTCATGCCATCAGCAGGTTTTGCACCTTTGTTTACCACATTCTTAACTTGTGCCAAAGAAGCACCAGGTGTTTTTAACTTAGCCGACTCATCATCGGTCTTATAGTTTTCTGGAGTAGGCCCGCCTAAGTCTTCCCAAGACCCGTCGTTGCCAGGTGTTGAAACTCCTGCTGCGTTAGACGCTGCCTTTGGCATTGCCTTGTCACCAGAATTTGCACCAGCAGTAACGGCGTTGGATTCCTTAACGTCTACTTCCATCTCTTGTAATTTTTTTCCACGGGACATTTGAAATTCTCCGAATACCTTTAGTAATTGACTATATTTATTTATAAATTAAAGATTTGAGAGAAAGTCTTGGAACAAACCAAGCTTGTGCTCTTCTAGTCTTTTTTGATCAACTAGAGTGTTTATACGTCTTTTTGTATGTGACGCAAACTGTTCACGAAGGTTACCACCTTCCCAAACCCACTCCTTTCCTTCCATAATTCCTGATACAAAAGCATCGGGAGCAGAAGGATCAGCGACGATATCAGCAGCAGTTGCTAACATGAAGTCTTCGCCTACAACTTTTGCACCAGTATGATCTTCTCTTAATGATCCAATACCACGAGAAGAAACACCAAGTGTCACGCCTTCACCTATAAGGGATGATGCGATTTTACCCATTGGTGTATTGAGGATTTGTGCTTTACCTCTAAAATTATTACCTTCTTGTCTAAGAGAAGTAATCTTATGTGAAACACGATCAAGATTAACAGTTGGCCCATCTGGGTGACCTAACTCTCCCAAAGCACGACCTTTACCAACAAATGATTCATTATAACGATTAACCTCTTTAGCAAGAGTTTGTACAGGGTACATTCTACCATTGCGGTTTTTTATACCACCTTGAAGAAATACACCTTCGATGTACATTTTTTTATTGGCACCTTTGCCTTCTGTAATAAACTCAACGTTTGAGACTTCTTCTGTGATTAATTTCATTTTTTTAATTTGCGTATCCTACAGATGTACCCAAGACACTAGCATGAGCAGCAAAAATTGCCTCGGTTGATTTTTTATCAACAAATTCAACAGTGTTACCTAACAATGTAAAAGTTCCAACTGTTGATCCTCCAACAGCATCAGCAACAGTTACTACTCTTGCAGTGCTTGTAGTATTGACAAGACGTACTACAGTTGCACTTCCAAATGTAGAAGCACCTGCAGCATCAGTGCCACATGCTGCTTCACTACCTGTTACTAAAGTTCTAGTCATTAGACTCCTCTTCTTGATCTACTTCATTTGTTGCTTCAGGTTCACTTTCAGTTTCTTGGTCGGCAAATAAGCTTGAAGAAACATCTTGTTTAACATCATCAACTCTTTTTGCACTTTTAGCAAAAAGCATATCTTTGATTTTGTCACTCACATCAGAAGCAGATGCTCCTTTGTCAAGAAGTGCATTAATAAGTTCATCATTAGTTGGCATTATATTAAGAAATAACTAAAAAGTATTTATATCTCTCCACCTTTGGGCATTTTTACTTCTGTCGCACTACCATTAACTTCTTGCCCATTTACAGGAGCACCCATCATACTTTGACTAGCAAGTGGGTCAAGTGGCATTCCAGTTGCAGGATCCATTAATGTTGCTGGATCAGGTAGTACACCATCTTCAATTTCTTGATCAATTTGTGCATCAATTTCTTTAATTTCTTCTTCAGTCTGTTTTAGAATCCTACTCCTTACATATTCTGCAGAGAAATATCTACCCATATATGGTTCCATTGCAGCAAGAACACCAAGTTGTTCATTAAGAAGTTCATTTTCTTTAAGATCTGAAAAATGATTATCATAAAGATAATCAAATTGAATATGTTCTTCCAAATGATCCCAATCGTCTGGGGTACAAATGTTTTTAAGAATCAATTGAGTCTTAAGCATATCCATAAAGATTCCAGAAAATCTCTTACGAAGTCTACCTACAAATTTAGTAAATTTAAGTTCATCTCTTAAGATCTCTGATGAACGACCTAAATTAAATCCACCACTACTATCTAATCTACTTGATGGAACATTCAATGCTTTATATAATTTTGTCTGAAAATATTCTATATCATTAAGTTCTCCAAGGTTTTGTCCACCAGGTAATGTAGTAATTTCTGTTCCTCTTCCACCTTCTCTTCTTGGTAACCAGAAATCTTCAAGCATTGCCATATACTTACGATCATCTCTGATCTCTCCAGTATCAGCATTATATACCAACTTGTTACGATAACGATTCATAACATCACGAAGATATTGTTCTGCCTTTACCTTTGGAAGATTACCAACATCAATGTAGAATATTCTTCTTTCTGGAGCACGAGATAATCTGTAAATAACAAGACTATCTTCAACCATTCTTAATTGGTTAAGTCCTTTGATTGCCTTATGTAAGTATGATAATACTGTTTGCTTGTTACGATCTACAAGTCCTGAAGTGACATATACGATTGCATCTTTTGCTATTTGAACACTTTTTTGATCTCCTCTGTTTGGAAGCATCACATTACCACTATTTTTAGTAGTAGCATTTGGACTATAAACATAATACTCCTCAAGTTTGGGAGCTTCAAACATTTTTGTTTGATTTAACTGATCAGTATATACTGGTGACTGATAGTTAGGACCAAGTTTCTCTTGCTTTCTTACTAATTTTATTTTAAGTGGGTCAATATATCTAATTTCTTGCAAACCATCTTGTGGTCTTTTTAAGTCAATTACTTTATGGTAATATACTCTTCCATCAATATACCAAGTACGAAAAATCTCATGAGACTTCTTATCGAAGTTCATGAGTTGCTTGATGTATTTAAATTCTTCTCTAATAATATCTTTTAACTTATCTGATGCAGGTAAGTTTGATAACTCAACTTCTACAGGAGAATCATTAAGATCAGAAACAATTGCTTCATTTACAATATCTTCAATTGCACTATCACACTCAGGATGTAGACACATTTCACGGTATCTACGAACTAAGTCTTGTTCGTTTTTGTATACTCCTTCGATATCTACGTATTGTCCGTAGAATCCACTGGATATATAAAAATCTGATTTATCTTCGTCGTTAGGGGGTACTGGAGAAACGATATTTTTGTTTTTATCGCTTCCACCAGCACTCGGTAACTTAAAGCCAAAGAGCTTTGCCATTGTATAACTGTTTTGCTACTATTATAGCACTATTTATGATTAAACACCAGTACCTAATTGAGTAGATCCAGTAGAATCTTGTGCATCGTACCACTGATACTGAAGTTCGACAGTAAATTCTTCAATAGAATCAGTATTTTCATAACTTAAATCTATTGCAGAAACTAGTGTTGGGAATGCTCCATAGAATCTATACTGTTTAAGTACAGGTACTTGAGCAGCACTAACTGGATTTGTTCCAGAAACAGTTGATCTTCCGAGTTGTCTTACATACATATCCTGTTGATATGAAGTAGGATCTGTTAATCCAGCATTATCTTCATGCTTGTTAATCAAGTTCATCCATCTTTCAAATGCATTTCTGATTACAAAATCAGTATCATTGATGACTGTGATTGACCAAGGATCGAATGTTCGATCACCAGCAATTTTAAGGTTTCTTCCTCTGAAAGGAACTGCAATATTACTGATATTAGATGCAGGTAGAGCAGCAGTTTTAACTAAAAATCTAGATTTGTCCGACAGAATATCCTTAGTGGAATCTGTTGGAACAGCATCATCTGGAAAATAAAGTTCAACTTCAAATAGATTGGATCTAGTACCGCCCCCAATCATCTTACCCTTGAAAGCATCAAGGGTTCTATCTCTCGTTGCAGGAATGTTTAGGTTTGCCATTAATTTGTTCCTCTAGTTATTTAAACGTTTCCAACGACTTCTTCAAAGCTAACACCAGTACGGGTAGCAACGAAGGTTAGACCGATGAAGTTGATTGATCTTGCAGGTTTGACAAAGATGTCAGCCTTAAATTGGTTGGCATCAATTATGTCAGGGGTGTTGTTTGTTTCATCGCAAACAACGACAAAATCAGTAATACCTCTCTTCGACTTAACATCACGTAGGTATGGTTCAACAATATTTACAAAATTGGATCTTGTAATTACATCATTGAACTCGAAGAGTTGAGCTTTTGCTGCTCTCTCAATTGTTGCCTCAATAGTGAGGAACAAACGACGAACGTTAATTCTATCGAATGCAGAAGCATATGATAGACCAGTTCTATCTCCAAAGAGAACAATTCCAGCACCAGGTGAGAATACAACAGGGTTAATTCTCTTAGGATAGATTAAATCTCTTTGTGCTTGAGATGGGTTATATGCTAGTTTAATAGCATTGTTAATCGAACCCCTTGATGCACCAGCAGGAGAGAACCATGAATACTGATTGATAGAAGTTCTTGCCATCAATCCAGCAGTATCTGAGTTTAATGCAAGGTATCTAAATTTATTATTAAATCTATCATAAACGTATTTGTAACCAGAGTCGAATACAGCATAAGAAGATGAAGTAATAGGATCAAAGAAGTCAATAATATTTTCTGTTTGAGCGTCAGAATCTGTTATGTTAACAACTCCACTTTTATGAGGAGATACACAAGCAACACAATCTTTTCTCAATTCTGCAATAGAGATTAGATAATTTGCTTTAGATTGCGACTCTTGCATGGTTGAACCACCAGATGGTCCTTGAATTAAGAAGTTAAGTTGATACTCTGCCTGATTCTTGAACTTCTCATATCCACTAATAACATTAGCGAGTGTAGCACCATATCCACCAGAAGCAGAATAGTTTTCTCCACCTGTTAATGTATAACCTTTGTTTCCTTGTACTGCGAATGTTTGACCTTGAGCGTTTCCATTCCAGTTACCAACAGGTTTTGGAGTATATGCGTAACCACCTGCAGTAGCAGTAAGTCCTGATGTAGCACCAGTACCAACATATCCACCATAGAGATATTGTGACTTAAGTGCTAGAGCATCCTTCCAGTAGATATTCTCAGATGGAGTTATCTTACCATCAAGTGCCTTAGAAAGACCTAAATGCTTCTCTACAATTTGTCCTGCAGTACCAGTTACATCACCATTATCATCTATTACAACAACGTGTATTTCATCGTTAACTGCACTTCTTTGTGAAGCATACTCAGATGTTCCTGGTCTTGTAGCAACAGTCTTCCAATATACTGTTGAGTTGGTAAGATCTAATTTCTGATCTTCCCACCAGTCTTTTGTAGTTGCAGATCTAATTGTTTCATCAGCTGCACCATCAGTTCCAACAACATGTATTGGGTTAGATGTTGTGTTAGCAATAGAAACTTTAGTGAATGTTAGAGTTGTTGTACCTGCACCAGCAGTAATTGCTCTGTCTACAGTAATTGTACTTGCACCAATTGCAACAATAGTTGTTCCTGCTCCAACTCCATTTCCACTTACTTCTATGTAAGATCCACCACTAGTAGTGAAATCCCAAGAAGCAACACCATTGATATTCTCAGTTGTAATACCAGTAACTGTAATATCGAAAGCAGCATTTAAAACTGCAGTAGTAGCACCAAAACCAATATTAACTACATGGTCAGCAGTAGTAACTGGATTGTCAAACTTGTTGACTGAACCTTGAGCATAAGTTGCTGGACTTGAAACTCCAGCTGCTGTTACTTGGTCAACGACTTTAACATAAACCTCTCCTTCACCAATACCAGTAACAACTCCTCTTAGGAATCCTCCAGTAAATGTTGTAGTTGAACCATTAGATCCTGGATCAACTTTACCTACTAATGTTTGAGTTACACCAGCACCAACTATGAATTGACTTGTGGTAACACCAGTAAATGATTGATCTGCAAATCCATCAATTGTGCAAACTCTTAATCCGTTTGCCCATCTTCCTGGATCTTTGGCAGCATAGTACCAATCAGATGCAGTTGAATGATTGTTTACGTAATTTTCGTAAGATTCTATCTTTGCAGTTGTTGATGCATATGATACACCAGCATTTGCGTTATTTAAATTTGTATTATCTGTTCTGACTACTCTTAGGACACCGCCATAAGAAAGATAGTTAGATGCACTCATCCAATACTCATATTGCGAGTCAGTTGAAATAGGCTTACCAAACGTTTTAAGAAGATCTTGCTCCGTTTCGATTAGAATTGGAGTGTTAATAGGGCCTTTTTCAAATGGACCTGCAATCGCACCAACTAGTTCATTAACAGCATCAACTCTTCCAATTGTTAAGTCTACTTCCCTTACCTTGACTCCAGGTGAAACTAAGTTTAGCGACATGTTTTTCCCCTCTAAAGGTATCAATTTATCTGAAAATATTTATAAATTACTATTCCTTACATGCAATCTTACATGTAAAACTTATATGCTAGTGATACTCTTATATCATTAAAAGATTTACTATGTGGTGCTTGGGCAAAATGTCTTATATTAGCAGGAAAGAGTATTGCCCTATTAGGTTTATATGAAATAGTTTTAATAATTTCATCGTTTTCTGAATCAATAAACATCAGATGTCCAAGATCATGTATTTTCCATTCTAGATTTGGATAATATAGAAATGTCATTTCGCCATCATCTGAATGGATACTACCATTTTGACCTGCTGTTTGTCCATTAGCGTATATTCTTCCAATACTAGTAAACTTTTTATCTAACTTTTTGCAAATAATTTCATATAGATACTCACTAAAATATTTTTCCTTTTCAAGTCCATCCATATGCCAAAAACGATTTCTAGTTGTTCCACCACCAGTAAAAGACCATTTTGGTCTCATCATCTTTTCCCAAATTTCGTTTTGTATTTCTTCTTTAAAAAAATTATTATAAACAGATATATTGAGACTACTACTCATATTACATATAGTCCCACATGTAATTCATACCGCCACCTTTATCTCCATATTCATCGGTATACCAACGATCTCCTTCTGGGTCTACAAATGAGACTTCATCAGTTCCATCACTAATGAACCCAAAAGGTGCCATATCTTGCTCAATTTGATCTCTTTGATCTTCATATAATTTCTTCCTTACATCTTGATCTGTAAGCTCTTTAAAGTAGTCACATTGAACTAACCATGCATATATCACTAAACACATAGCAAGGTCATCATTACACCCATCCTCTGCCTCGAATGAATTGCTTTTAGATATAAAAGTAGTTAATTCTGAAATAATATCCAAATCTTTGAATAGTACTTTATCTGATTCTACTATTTGTTTTAGATTCAATGATCCTATTTTCTTCACAGTCTTAGACATCTTTACACCTAACTGTGTTTTATTGCCAGAAAATCCTTGACCTACAATCTGACCTGCTCTACCTCTCATAGAACACATAAGAAGATTCATATACTCAAGATCAAAATTTAAAATAGCAGCAACCTGATCTCCTACATCATTTACTTCACATAAAACCCATGCATTATTATATCCTCTTACTGTTTCGTATATTATATTTGGAAATAGCATAGGTTTGATTGTATTATTTCTATATTTTGCTACTACTTGATGTGGAAATTCGGTAATATCAATTACCACAAAGGCAGAGTAATCTTCACCAACACCCCTTGCCACATCAACCGTACATAAGTAATCGTGTTTTTCTACTGGTGCTGTATAGATATCTAATCCACTATTTGATGTTAATGGTTTCTCATATACAAGAGACCTTAATTTTGCTGGAGATATAAGAGTATCAACAGATCCCAAAAATTCACACTCAAATTCAACTTTAAACTGTTGTTCTGATGTGTTCTTGATTGTTTGCTCTCTCCATGCAGCATCTCTATTGGGAACTTCAGACCAGTGAACAGCAGTTGGTACATAATCACTCTCACCATTTTCTGCATCGTGCCACATTCGGTAGAAATGATTCATACCTTTAGGAGTAGATACAATTATAATTTTAGTAGATGTACCAGATGAAATAGTAGGATAAACTGAACTAAAGAAGTCATCTGCAATATGATTGGGTACAAAAGCAAATTCGTCTAAGAATATGATGTTGAATGACATACCTCGAACTGCAGCAGCAGATGTAGATGCTGCCATAATTTTAGATCCATTTTCTAATTCCAAACTTCCTTTATTCCATACAAGAATACCTTGTTGCATCCACTTGGGTAGATTTTCATAAGCAATCTGCAATCTACCAAGTAGATCTCTTGCAGTTGCTGCCTTGTTAGCAAGAATACCAATATTTACATTATCATTGAATATTGCATAATGTAACAGATAAGATACCGATGTTGTAGACTTACCAGTCTGTCGAGGCATCATACAGATATTAAATCTATTATCGTGGAATCTTTGTATTAACTTCTCTTGAAAAGGCCACATGTCAAATCCGACAAGACCCTCATCAACGTTTACAATCTTGATATAAGTTCTAGCAAAATATATTGGATCATCTTTACATTTGATGAATTCTGATATTTGTTCTGCATCAAATTCAACTGGAGTATTTGCCTTTTTTAAATTAGGATTACCCAGATATATGTTATCAGCCATAATTTTTATTGTTCACCAGATACTAGTAATGGTTTGCTTGGATCTCTCATTGATGGGTTATATGATATTAATTTCGCATTTGGATATATCTTTCTTATTGATTGTAGTACAGAACTTCTAGTTGGTCTTGTAAACACATTAGGAAAAAACATTTGCGTGAATAATGTCCTTCCCCTCCAATTAATAGTTAGAGCATAAGTAGAACCCCTTTCCTGAATACGAAGATATGATTCTCTAAATTGTCTATAATTTTTCATTTATCCATCCCCTTCTTTAGTAGTTTTTGCAATTCTGCAGTAGAACCAACAAATAGTGCATTATTAACAGTAGATGGTCCTTTTGCTTGTTCCTGATTTAAATCTTTCATCTTTAACTGTAAATCAATTAACTTATCAGTTGTATCAGCAACATTCTTAATTAATTGACTAACAACTTCAAATGCTCTTGGTTGTTGACCATCTTCGGCAACTTCCATAATACGATCAAGTGCTTCCTGACCTTTCTCAATCAAAGAATAAAGATTGCCTCGTGTGTACTCATAATCTAAAGCACTATTATCTTTACCTTTCTCAAGTTTTTTTAGTTGATCCTTTCCTCTTTTCAGAGTATCTTCAGCCTCTTTAACAACTTGAATGTCTAAGGAATTGTTTATAGCATCAAATTTACTCATACGTCAGCTCCTTTTGTGGGACTCCAAACTCTACCATCACTAAAATCATAACGTTGTTCACTAAATCCAAAATCATCACCAAGTTCAACAAGGACATCATCTGCAGTATTTACAATATTAACAACATCTCCATTGATATGTGATTCTTTAGTAGTACCATCAGATCCCCTCTTAACTACTAATGTATTACCAGTAATAGATTTAATCATCATCAATTCATTACCGATATCTATATAACCATTAACTGAAAGATTATTTGCATCAGCAACATTAAATTGTGTCTTAGTTGATGTAATATCTTCTGTTAAATTTGTAGTAGCATCATTATTATAATCTTGAAGTGCTCTAGGTTCAGCAACATATCTAAGTTCTCTAGATGCAGTCTTAGTATTTGCAGTATCAGTATACTTATCAATTTGAACCTTCTTAATGAGACCTGTACCAGCACTAGGAACATTACCGAATAGATAAGTCTTTGCAATAAATTCTAATGTATGTGTTATAACTCTCTTTTCCTCCATACCACTTTCATAATTATCATCAAAAGTCACATTTTCCAAGACCATTGGAACATCTCTTTTTTCACCAATTGCTTCAACTAAATCAATAGTTAAATTAAATGAAGGTTGAAATACTGGAAGAATTTGTTCAATAATCTGTAATGAATCCTCATTAAATTCAGTCATTACATTTAATCTAAATCCAAGGTTGTATGGAACAGGCATATAAACTCTTCTTGCTTTTTTAGTACCACTAGTAAGAGTATTAAAGGTTTGCATTGTAGAAACTTTTCTTTCATTATCATATTGAATACTAGTTAATTCAAATGCTAATCTTGGTAGTGTTATTGATACTCTTGATCTTAAATCTGGTTTTTGCTCTAATCTAGCTAAAAATTTCTCTCTTGGACCGTAAGCAATAGGAACCCTTGTAGTACTATATGCACTACCATCTTGCTTCTTATGTTTAATATCAATTGTATTAAAAAGAGTACCAAAAGATATGATAGTCTTCCTAATAATTTCGTGGTAATAATACGTTCCTAGCATAATATTGAGGTTTACTTATATTATCTATTTAGAATTCGCCAAATGGGTTATTTTCTGAGAAGTCTAAAATTGAATCTCCTTCAGTCTCGAATGGAGAATTGTCACCATATAAATCAGTATCATCTTGATCAGATACTGATTTAACTATGTATGTTGCATCAGATCCATTTAGTGTAGTTCCAATACCAACAACTCTTTCTCCTGCTATAAAATCTCCACTAATATTATTGACTAAAAGAATTCTTGTATCTGCATCCCAACTCTGAACAAGTGCAGTAGTACCAGACCCAACACCTCGTACAACCTCTTTAAACATATAATTACCAGAGACTGATGTTGCAGGTGGATCTATTGTTACTGATGGTGCTGTATCATATCCTGCACCAGAATTACTCCATCTTATAGCAATAACTGTACCATCAGCACCTAAAACTGCTTCTGCTGTAGCATTTGCAACTCCAGATATAGGATCCTTAACAGATGAATCATTAGCAATAGTAACTGTTGGTGGAGAAGTATATCCAACACCAGGATTAGTTAATGTTATTGAGGTTACAAGTCCTGCAGTGATACTACAAGTTGCTGTTGCTGTAGTTCCAGTATCTTGAGTATTTGTAGAAAGACCAAGGAAATTAGCATTATAGAAGTAATCTATTGCAGGAGTTCCACCATTTGGTGGATCCACTTGATAGTACTTATCTTTATCATAACTATGTCCACCATATTTAATCTCACTTGATGTTATTGCACCAGTACTACTAATACCAGTAATCTTGAGATATGCATCAGTACCAATACCTTGGTGATAACCATCTCTATATCTAATTAATACCTCATCATTAACTTGGAATCCAGATCCTTGTGTGGATGGACTAAAGTTTGTTACTACTCCAATTCTCACAGGTGGTGCTGCAATTGTAACTGATGGAGTGCTCTTATACCCAAGACCACTACCAGTAAGAGTAAGTCCAGTCAATATACCAACACTACTTCTATCAGTACCAGCTGTACCTACATGAGCAGTTGCAATTCCTCCAGTTGTTGCAGGTTCAACAGTAACATTCGGTACTACTCCATATTCTGCACCAGCATTGGTAATATTAAATGCTCCCAATCCACTTCCAGAAATAACAATAGTAGCAGCTGCCCCAACTCCATATGAATTTGTAGGAGTTATAGTAAGTGTTGGTGTTTGTGTATAACCAAAACCTGGATTAGTTAGTAAAATTCTATCAATAGATAATCCAGATGAAGTTTGCCCAGTACGACTAGTCATTATAGCAACAGCACTTGCATTTACACCAAGTACAGGTGCAGTAGAAATACCAATAGTTGGTGCAGCAGTATAACCAGTTCCATCATTAATTAAATCAATAAACTGGACACTATTTCCAACTGTTAATCCACTTCCCACAGTTGCTCTTTCAACAGTTGCAGTTGCAGTGGTTGCACCCAAACCAACCATTGCCAGTTGTACAGTGTATCCAAATTCTACTGCTGCTTTATCAACCGACTCGATACTTGTTTCTATTTGATCATCAAGTGCCATATCAAATACTTCACAACTTAATGTATAAGCATACAGTTTTTGTAATTGATAAAATGGTTTCTTAGCTTCAACATACTTAATTTCAAATATTGTATTATCTAAAGGGAAAAAGATTAAATCTCCTTCTTGTGGTCTACTTGTTAACTCTACTTCATCATTCAAAAATGGACTAATAAAATCTTCGTACCTTTCCTTAGAAATTACAAAGGTTACTGAATCAGTTGTTTGTACACCAAATTTTGTAAGTATATCTCCAGAACCTTCAAATCCTTCATAATTCATTAAATATGCTTCTATTCTAAAAGCATCATCAAATTTAGATGATGTTACTTCATTTAAAATATTTGATTTATTAACTATTTTTCTAGGCAGATAAACAACATCTTGCCCAAACATTTTCAATTGTTCATTAATAATGTCCTGAACTAATCTTTGTTCGTTTGCAGCACCTTGTAGAAAATATGGATTGAGTGGCATGACATTATCCTATAAGATCCATAGGTGGTAGTTCGTACTCCTTCCTAAGTTGATCTTCAATTATTTCTAGTTCTTTTATTGCATCTTCATATGTTTCTCTTCCATTAAGAGTAATTCCACCTGGCAATTGAACACCATTAAACTTAATAAGATTCTGCCCCCATTGTTTTTTAAAGGTAGCAGTTAAATATCTCTTTAACCAATGATCATTATAAACAGCATCGCATCCAGTCGAAGGATCACATATCCTATAACAATCAAGAATCATATAAGTATCAGCACTAACCTGAGACCAATCAATATCCATATAAAGTCTATTTCTCTTTTTATTGAACCTAATTTGTGTATCTGGAGTAATAATTCTACTTAAATCTTCTAGATATGTCTTTGTCATTGCATAGTTCATCAAATCCAATGCACCATAATAATAAAGATCATTCAAAAATATTTGATATTTGATATTAAATAAACCACTGGATATCGTACTCGCATCCATCTTAAAAACTTTTTCTACTCCAATAATATGATCTGGTAATGGTAAAAAATTGTTATTTTCTTTCCAAGTAGCAGATGTTATACCAGTACTGGATGTTCCAGTAGAAGTAGTTTGATTATCTTTCATTTTAGATATATCATCAGCTGAAAGTTCATGTTTCAAAAACACTCTTTCCACACCATCAAAATGACGTTCATTAAAATACTGTAGAGCATCATCAACTAGATCATCCATCTGATCATCATCTATATTAATTTCCAGTACAGGATATCCAAGTCTCCTTAGACAGTAATCAATTAATCCTTGTCTTGAATTTGGTTTTGCCATTAATCTTCAATACCCTCTTGATATTTATCTTCTGGTTTAGAATATGTTTTTGACTTTGATTTACTCTTAGTCGTTAATTCATCTACTTGTTTTTGTAATTCAAGATTTAAAGTCAGTAATTTAGTTTTTTCAGTTTCAAAATCTTTTTTTAGCGTAGTAATTTTCGCTTCCAATAAGACATTCTGATTCATTATGGTTGCCAACTTTTGATTATATAAACCAATCAAAACATTCACATCAACATCATTATTCATAATATCAATAAGTTCCTCCGTCTAGGGTCGTTGTCCATTTTGGTACGCCAGAAGCATTTGTAGTTAGTACATAATTAGAAGTAGTTATACCAGCAGTAGTACCACCAACACCAACTAACTTACCTTGATTATCAAAGTATGTTACATCGTTGTTATCGGCAACATAACCACCAGACTGATAATATAGTCCTGCAATGTCTAGCATACCTCTAGTACCAGTTGCAACGTTACCAACAACAGTAGCTTCTGGGATGTAAGTCCAAGATCTTACAGGAGCATTACTATTTTCTCCTGCACTATCATTATAACCGAAGAAACCAGTTTTGTTATTACCAGTTCCACTTGATGTATTGTAACTGAATGATATACCACGGTCAGTATTGGTATCATAAGCATGAGTGACCGTTACACCAATACCATTTGTTGAAGTACTGGTAGAAATTGCAGCAGTAGTTGTTCCACTAAAGGTAATAACATAATTGCCTTCTGCATTAGCTGTTCCTGAATAAGAAGTAACAGCAGTAGAACCAGCACCAGGAAGTCCAGGTAAATTTAAAATATCTCCTGTGTTGATACCAACAATTCTATCAACACTAATAGTAGAAACACCACTTGCAACTGATGCCATCACAACCAACTTACTGGTGATATCTCCAAGATGAATTACAGGATCATTTAGAGTTGATGCAGTAGAGTTAACAGTAGTTGTTGTACCATCTACTTGTAAACTACCTTTAACAACAACCAAACCATCACTACTTAATCCATCGGGATATGGGTCAATATAAAGAACACTACCACTATTGGTTGCTACTGTATTAGTAGAAATAGCAACGTTATCAATTGTCATTCCACCTGTTATACCTATTCCAGAATTCCACTGCCAAGGTACACCATTGACCATTATTTTATTAGCAACAGAATCATAATGCACTGTTCCGTCTTTACCATCACCAAATGCTAATCTTTGATTGTCTGGATTAATAACATGTCCAGATCCATTTGTTCTGAATATAATATCTTCTGCAGATCCACCAGCAGTACTATTAGATGAAATAGTATTGGCATCTATTGTTATATTATCTACACTCCATTGGTCAACTCGTGGAAGGTTATTAACAAGTCCTCCTCCACCTGGATTACCATTAGCACTTCTATCTAAGATGGGAACGAATCCATTAGTTACAACGGAAGCATTAGCACCAGCAGCAACAACACCAGGAGAATTTGCTAATAGGTCTGTGTAGTATTCACCACCAATTATTACTGGGTTATTACTGTCATTACCAATAAATAACCTTTCACCGTTATTTGCTTGAGTACCAGCACCAAAAGAAGCAGCAAGTTCACCATATAGCAGATTACCACTACCTGGTGCAGTTGCACTACTCGATCTTTTAATTCTTATCTTACTTGCCATGACTACCAGTTACCTCCGTTAATGTCCAAGTTTTGTGTTGCTCCTGGGGTAAGTTCTAAAGTTGCTACCCATTTTGATGTCGAAGAATTGTATACCAAAACCATTCCATTCTCTAATCCAGCTGAAATATCAACGTCACTTAAACCACCTAAAGTTCCTCCACCACCAGAAAATGATGATAAAACCTTAACCGCATTTTGAGAACCAACCCTTACTTTAATATCTGCCATAGATTTTAAATTGTAGTTGTAATACCAGCAGTAACAAGAGCACTGCCTTCAACGACCCTAGTAATCATATTAGAACCATCCTTTAATAGGACATCATAACCATACCTACCAGGTTTTAATACCTTAGTTGTAGAATTGGTTAGAGATAACTTAACTTGTCCTGCTGCTCTATTGGGAAAAGAAACAGCAAAAGTTGCAGTAATATTGGTTGAAGATGTGTGTTTCTTCATCCTAGCTGCACCAGTGTAACCAGTTAAGTCAAGTGCTGTATTAGCATTAGTTTCAAGATTGAATGTCTGATTAAAATCAGCACCAACGTCAATTACGATATTACTAACATATGCTGCCATTATTAGGTCAAATAGAATCTATCGTAGATATTTATAATTCATTTATGCACAATACTTTTTAGAAGAGATTTTATCTCATCTAAATCATTTTTCATTGTATTTACATCTGACTTTAGAGTTTCAAACTCTTTCTTTTGCTTATACTTTGCTTCTGATAGTTTCATGAACTTATCGAATTCATTTGTATTTGTATTGACAATAGCGTTTGATTCCATATCTCTTATAAGAGATACATCAGATTCTACCTTTAAATATCTTTCCATTACTGAATATCAAATGATCTTAATGCTATAGATCTAAAGTTCTTAAATCTTGGTGCTTGTGCTTGGTTTGTAGAAGTCATTACAACTTTAATCATAAACGCAGTAAACTGTGGAAGGTTTTCTCCAGTAAACTTATACTCACTATAAGTATTCGGTCTATTATTTGCAACTACAGTTTTATCTGGAGATCCATCAGAATTGAATGGAATATAATGTTGTTGGAAATCTTGACTATCATTTCTATAAAGTTTATAGAATACACGGAAATCTGCACTTGGTTCTCTATGTCCATCAAATTGAACATAAATTGAGTTTGATGGGAACTCTAATTCAATTTTTTTAGTTTCATATATTCCTGTATTTGGATCTTGTCCAGGAATTCTAGGTCTACTATCTGTAGTATAATCAGAAACCTTACTATCAACCAAATTACTCATTACAATAATATTAGACCTATTAAGATCAATCATAGGAGAAACATTCTCATTATTGGTAGATAATGTTAATTCAAGAGCAAATGATTTCTCATTATTAAGTAATTCATATTCATTAACTGCAGATGCAACAATTCTTGGATCACTTAAGAAATTAAGTTTATTGAGAGCAACAGATTCGTATCCCTTATCAGTAAATGAAGCTTCAGTACCACTCATACTTGTTCCAGAGATAGTTTTTATTCTACCCTTAATATCAGTACCTGTGGGTGCAATTGAATTTATTTTTGGATTAATTCCTTCAAATGGAACATTCTGAGAAATTTTTAAGTTGTCTCCTCCACCAATCTTTGTGGATTCAAAGAATTTATTAGTATCTGATAATTCTATATGGTAAGTATCAAATGTTTTTGCTTTTGATGATATGTTATGTGTCTTATTAATCTTTCTTAGAGATACACCATTAAACTCATACTTATAAACACTATCATCTGCTCTATGATCTGTTCTTAGAGTATTATCAACAGATCTATTGATATTTGTCAATTCTCCTGTTGATGTATTTGCACCTTCATATGATATAATTTCTTTACCAATTAAGATATGACCACTGTTACCAGCACCAACTGCAGAACCTTCAAATGTTGTTAATAATGATGCATCATTAACTGTAATGATAGTAGTATTATCATCAATCTTATTTGATAATTGAACTGATGATTTTTCACCTACAAGACCTTCAATCTTAACCTTATTGGAACTTGAATGCATACCATGATTTCTATGGTTTAATTGCATAGTTAAACCATCTCTAACAGAATCTGTAGATGCTGCACTAATTTGACCACCAGCAATTACTGTTCCTACTGAGGAAGAATTATAGTGTGTTATTGCAACACCTGCTTTAATATCTTCATTAACATCTTCAAGAACTATTCTATCAGTGAATGTTACTACCCCAACAACAGCACGTACTCCAGAACCAGAAGGACCTACTTTACCACTAACTAATAAATCACCTTGAGCATATCCATTTCCAGCAGTTGTTACAGTAATACCAGAAACTACTCCACTACTAACTGCCACAGTTGCTAGTGCTCCAGCACCAATACCACTTAGAGTGGTAAATGGAACTCCAGTATGTGTTCCATCAGTTAAAGATGTTCCAGTATTAGCAACAACAGTTAATGAGTTGGCAGCTGTCATTAAATCTAGTGGTCCGCCACTTTTAAGTACATAACCTTTACTTGTTACACCAGAATTTGTCTGTTCTATCTTAGTTCCTTGATCAAACTTTCTAGTAGTTTGTGTAATAGAAAGAGTCTTTTGTTTGGAATATGCAACTATTGGATTTTCTTTCCTAATTCTACCTAAAGCTAAATCATGGTTGTATAATACAACAGAAGCAGACTTTCCAGTTACAAATTTTGCTTTATTTAATTTAAACTTCAAATCTTCTTGTTGACTAGCAGTCCAAAGTTGGTTATTCTGTGATTTAAATAAAGATCCAAGAGATGGTTGCTTATCATTCAATCTATCTGTAAGTAGATCTGGTTCACCCATTCTTGTAATGAATGTATTCCATCCAATTGTTGGTGTAATTATAGTTAATGCGTATCTACCATCCCCTCTTAAATAAACTGGTACAGAGAATGTAAATCCTGTTCCAACAGATCCATCATTAGAAATAGCAGTACTTCCTGGAGTAATTGTAGTTTCTGCAAAAGGTACAACAGTCATAGATGGTCTACCACCTTCATCTAACTCTCTTATTTGAACAGTTACATTACTATCATCTTTAGACTTAAAGTATAGTTCTCCACTAGTAATATACATACCATCGGCATACTTATCTCTAGGTACAATAAATGACTGTGCAAGAGGGTCAAACCATCCAGTATCATCAACAGTTACTCGTTGTTCTTCTACTTGAACGTCCAGATCTGTCGTTATTCTTGTAACTGGTTGATCAGTTCCAATTTGCATTCTTTCGACTTCAGGTATCTTGATTGAAAGTGTCTGCTCTACACTATACTGTGCATAACCAGATGCAAGATATGTTGTTTGTGCAGAAGCTTCGTTTGGATCTAGTATTGCTGCGTTTGTAGAACTAGTAGTAACTCTAATGGTACTTAATCCAGTTGTAAACTTAGGATTACTTGCAATAGAAGGATCTGGGATATGTAATGAGAATAATAGATTACCAAAATCATCACTCATTAAACTTATAGCATTTACTGTACATTCTGCAGTTCCATCAGTATTAGCAAGACGCATACCTTCAGTAACCCAACCAGAACGCTCAATTGTTCTTTGATCTGCAAGATCATAGGTATCAACGTTTATAACGTTACTAGTTGCCGAATATGCTGATGTTAGTTCACTTTGAGTATATGGTTCTAATGCATATGTTTCTGTAGGAGAATTATAAGGTCCAAATCTATGGTTAACTTGTGCTGCTCTAAAATCAATTCCAGCAACACCAAGCACTTGTATTTGTGGTCCGACATTGGTAATTGTGTCTCCAGCTTCAAATGATCCTCTAACCATTGTTACTGGAATCAATTTAGGAACACAGTAATCTGTAACATCAACGTTTTCCATGAAAACATAGTAACGAGTATTTGGTTTTAATCTAGTACCAACTACCTCAATATTTCTAGACCTACAGTTGTAAAGAATTTCAGTACCAGTAACTTTTGGTCCTAGACTTACATTTTCTGTACCTACTGTCAATTCAGCACCAAATGTTTTTTCTATTCCACTTGCTGAGAAAGTTTGTAAGAAATCATTGGCAACTATATCTGTTCTTGTAGTAATATCTCTTATACCATTTCCACGTAACCTTACTGTTTCTTCTTCACCTTGACTAACAATGGTTGAATCTACTATTTCTTCACTAATAAGTTCCGCTTCACCCCATGTAGTTTCTGTAGAATTAAAGACACCAGTAGACATACCACCATTTTCCCTGTCTTCAACACCCATAATTTCTGCAATGGCATTAAATACACCATCACCCATGTTGATAGTTTCTGCTGGTCCTACTATTTCATCAATCCAGAAATCAGATGCTGGAGTTAATTCAAGAGTTCCAGAATATACTACAACAGCAAATGGATTTAAATTTTCTACTCTTGTTGCTAGTGGTTGATTAATAAATTCTACTTCATCATATTTTAAAGTTAAACCTGCACCCTTCCTTACTATATCTGCATTATCAAAATCAGTTACAAAACGATAATCAGTAGATTTTGGAGCAAGCTTTGAAGATTTAGTTTCAAATACCAAAGCAACGTTTCTTTCTGTTGTTCTTGGTCTACACTCACCAGTTTTTAAATCAATATCAAACTGAGACTCACCAGTCAAATTATGAGATGCATGATTCCTGAAATTATCTACAAAGAAACCAGATTTAAATTTATCTAATCCAGTGTTAGGATCTTTTATTGATAAGTTCTTAGTATCAGTTTCAAGAAGAGAAAGTGTAGTATAATTTTCAAGATTCTTAATTCTATGCTCAAGACCACCAATATCACTCATAGTATATCTCTTATGTGGAATCATTTTGACACCAACATTTCTTCCTGCATTTAATAGGTAAGGTTCCATTGTTATCAATGCTACTTCAAATCCTTCATCATTTCTAGTAGGTGCTTTTGGTTTAATAGCTGGTTCCCCTTTCTTTAACTCAAAAATACCATCTTTTGTTAGATATAATCTATCAATTCTTCCAAGGTAATGACTATAATCTATAATAAAACTTTTATTACTTACTAATGTTTCTGTTTTAGATCCTGTAAAATCTCTATTTGCAAAAGTAAATGGTGAAGCATTTCCAGAATAAGGAGATGATACTCTTGGTCTTAAATCAATAAAATCAGATGCTCTATTATCAATAACAAAAGGTATTTCTGTTGTGTAGTTTAATGTATCATAACTACCAACAGTTTCAATGCTACCAACACTTTCATCAGTACTATAATAATCAAATATTATTCTAATTCTTCTAGTAGGTTCTGGAGAATCTTTCTTTCTGACAAGTCTTCCATAATCTACAAATTCTGCTCTATGACCTTTATCAACATTAAAATCACTCAAGATATTTCTATCACCAGTTACCAATATACTAATGTTACCAATAATTGAAGAAGATTTTAATGTAATAAGTTCCTGAACTTCAAATCTCTTTTCATTTTCATAAACATATTCTAATTGATTAGAACTAACAACCCTTACTACACGAGCAAGAGCTCCTGAAGAATTACCAATTATCTGCTCTCCAATAGTAACATTATTACCAGTAAATACATCAGATTGAGAAGCAATATTTACTGTCAATGATGGAAGAGTAGGGTCTGTTGTATCATTAGATTCAAAAACAGCAAGAACTCTGTGTATATCTGGATAATTTAAAGAAATTTCTCTGTCCTGTACCCTAGTTCCATATCCTTTTCTATTACCAGCTGTAATTACACTGCCACTTGCATCAACATTTAATCCATCATTAAAGGTAAAACTTACTCCTATACCAGCACCATCATACTTAGATTTTCTTACAATAAGATCACTACATCTTACAATTTTCTTAGCTTTAGAATATAATTTACTTCTTTTTAATGTCGCAGTTAAAGTATATCCTTTACTTGCAGATAGACCAGAAATTGTTAAAGTTCTTAATCCAGCATCTTCAGTAACTTGTACTTTTTGAACATTAACTCTATCACCATTAGCAGTAGCACCATCACTAGCACGGTTAAGAATAAAATCATCAGATGTATATGGTTCAAAGAATAAATTATCATCATTAGTATCTGCTAAATTAAATACCACAACTCCAGAACCATTAGCAGTAGCATCAAGTTGCCTTCTTAGTACATAGGATGAATCCAGTACATTCATTGATGAAACATATCTATCAGCAAGAGGAACTCTAAAACCGACCTTATCAGCATCATTTAGAGTTGGAATTACAACACTTAAACCAGATCTAGTTTCATTATTAACACTACCATCACAAACACCAGATACATCTGCAACTGATGCAAGACTTACAGTATTTTGAGTAACTTGTGTAACTCTATTAAATGTAGGAACAGTTTGACCTGATGTTCCATATGAGATAATATCACCAATGTGTAATTGACCTCTAAAATCAGCAATTGAACCAGATGCTAACGAATTACCACCACTTATAACAAACTCAACACCTTCACTGAATACTTGTTTCTTACGATCTAAATCTAAATCAGCAGCAAATGTATTAATACCAACAGAATTTTGAACTGCTTTTACATCTTCAAAACTATGGTCTGTTGATACACCAACATTTCTTCCAATATCAACTCCATTAAGTAATAATGGTTCATTTATATGGAATTGACCTCTAACATCTTGTAAACTTAAATCTCTAGAATTAGAAGTGCTACTTACTACAAATCCAATTGCACCACTATGTTTTCCTTCAACATGGTCATTTGCAGTAGTAGTTAATGCAAATCCAACATTTATTTTAGTATATAATTGAATATCATACAATCTAGCTTCATACTTAGTAGTAGTAAATCCAAGAGTTGTAATATCTTTCTCCATCCAGTCATATACTCTTGCTTTACCAATAGTTTCAGCAGCAGTTTCTTTTAAACCTGTAGATGCAAGTCTTCTATCTAACAAATCAATAGCATATTGTGTTGAAGAAGTAAATCCTATCTTTGGAGCTCCAAATAAATTATTAACACTAACAATATTACCAGTTCTGACTGGTACACTAACATCTTCCTTTAAATTAGTAGTTCTTGGTTTTACAGAATCAATTGCAGAGGTAAAATCTTTATTTACTCTATGTCCTCTCACATATGCTCTACCTGGAGACATCTGAAGACAAAAAATGTCATCAGAAGGAGTATTTCCATTCTGTGTTGTTTGATTTTCTAGATATAATCCTCTATTAGAAATTCTATCATTAAGAGACTCTCTTACATCAATAGAGAATGGTCTTACATAATAATCTCCAGATTCTTCGTATGTTCTTCTTGCTAATGCATCAGCAAACAAATTAAATTCTGGAAGACTATCACTAAATGCCTCAAGAACACCATCATTAACACGAATTAACTCAATAAAGTTTTTATCGTCTGGATCATCTAATAATTTCTTAGTTAGTTTTACATCTAATGAAAATCTATCAGCACCTGGTGCTGCTTCATTGGAAAATCCTTGTGCATTATCATATAAATCAGAATTTGTAGCAGATGCAGAAATAATTTTTTCTGTTATAGCAAGTCCAATTTTATAACTTGGAGAATTACTATATTGATCTAAAACTATTGTTTCTGTTGGAACCTTGACAAAATATCCTCTAATAAAATATATGCCCTCTGTTATAGATGCAGAACAACCTGTTTTAGTTGCTTCAGTATCATTACACTTCGCAAAAGTACTATTTGCAGAAATCTTTGTATTAGCATATGGAATGTCAGAAAGAGTAATTAAATTTTCTCCATCCTGAAACTCTCTTGTTTCTCCATCACTACCAGATCCTGTATACTTAACGTATAGAGTATTGAAATTATCTTCAGATTCTACTTCTGTAATTCTATTAACTACTGTTGCTGTTACTCCTGTTATTTCTCCTTTTATCTTAATTTTATTATCTGCTAAGACTTTAGTATATGCATTAACTGGAATATTCAAAAATTGTGATTCAACTCTTACTGCAAAGTACTTATTATCATAGAGAGTTCCACCAGGAATAACTATGGAACCTTCTTTGAAAAAATATTGACCAAACTTCTCTATCTGATTCTGAAGAATAGTTTGAAGTGTAGTTAATTCCCTTGCTTGAACAGGAAATCCAGGTTTAAATAAAACTTTGTTATAGTTCTTATTTGCATCAAAATCGTCAAAATATGGCGAAATATTTAAATTAGTATTCTGTGTCATTTGTTAGAATTCTACTACGATTTTTAATTCTTCTTTTTGAGATGTAGATCTCGTTATTGGTGCTCTGTTGTCAACATAGATTATTTCACCAGAATATTTTTGAATGTCAGGTGGAGCAATTCCATTGGTAAATTGTTGACCGTATTGGATCACTTTTCCTGATATAGTTTCAGATGAACCAGTATATGATGTATCTAAAGGTAAATCAGGTCCATTTGCTGAATCTATTACAGTGTTAACACCAACGGCATTACTAAAAGGTAAAACCTTATAACCATAGGTTGCACTTGTGGAAAGACCAGCTGGTTGGAAATATCTTAAGACATTAGTTACCCTACTGTATGCACCAACATATGCTACTGCTGTTGAACCAACTCCGACTGTTTGAGTTATTTTAGTGTTAACTTTATAATTATCAGTTGAAGTTGTTGCTGGAGTAACTAACTTTAGTGCTCCAAGAGCAGTAGCATTTCCAGTATTTAGTCTCACTGTGTCACTACCATATATGGTAGGATTCTTAATAACACCAACTCTAGCAAAGTTATTTCCGATAATATAATCAGGATCACTATCATATTTGGAGTAAACCATTATTCTATGAGCACCCAATTCTCTATAGATGTCCTCACCGTGACCTCCCTTTGGAGGAGATGGAATTTCAAAAGTTGCTCCAGTACCACTAGTTGCTTCTATTGCATCTCCAGATGCATCGGTATTTAATCCCTCAACACCACTTTGAACACGTATAAATGCTTTAGTATATCCAGTTCCTGGAGAAGTAATTACAGCAGTAGAAACTTCTCCATTAGCAATAGTTACAGTTGCCTCTCCACCAGAACCATTACCATATACTGGAACTCTAATTGTTGTTCCATCACTAAGTTGATAATTAGAACCCCTATTAGTAATTACTATAGTTTGTAATGCCCCATCAACAGCAGCATTTTTCACTGTTATAGTACTAGTATCTCCCCAGTTTTTAGGAAGAGGTATATAATCATCAGTAGCAAATTTTATAACTTCGGCAGGAGAAATAGTATAAAGATATTTCCATAAGTAACCATCTTGTGCATTAACCGATGCAGATTGGGGTATTGTAGAAACAAAATTTGGTTCAACTAAAGATTTCTTACCTTTTTCATTTTCTGGTTCAGTGCCATTGTTTATGCAGAGATATACTTTATATTCAGAGTTAACTACAACATATTTGCCTTCATACAGAGTTTTAGAATTTGATTGTGATGTTGGATTATTAATATCATAATTGTGTTTATACATGTCATATGTAGAACCATTTTGCCAATCATATCTCGGAATAATTCTAGTTACATCCTCAACACCAACTTTTTTTAAGAAAAGCATACTATCATGATATGAATTCTCTTGTTCAAAAGAGTCTTTCGGACTTGGAGGAATTGTATTCCAATTATCCGTTCCATAATTTTCAACTTCATTATAGAGTCCTTGCGGATTTGGATGAGCTAAAAAAGTATAATAATAATTTGCAGTCGTACCTACCCCGACAAAACTTTGAACAAAAGTTTCAGCATTTGATATTCTAAACTGATCTGTGATTACGGCTGGCATTGCAATATGTTTTTGATTATTTATATATGATTTAAGATTTTAATTATAAAGAGGTTTTCAACGGTAGAATTCTTGACACATATGCTGATGTCTCAATACCTGCCAAACCATTTTGATTAAAGAAATCGAATGATGTGGATATTGCAGTTCTACTTACATTAATTGCTCCCCATGTATATGACCCTGCATTACGGTTAGTAGCACCAAGATATGGAGCAGGAAGAGCAGTTGTTGTAATTCCTGATATAGAGGAGACATTACATGTCACTTCAACAGTAGAAGATCCAACAGAAACTGCATATGCTTGATATACAGTGTTCATGCTACCAATTCCAACTGATACCGTTGTACTTGTATTTACCCCAAGAGAAGTTATAGTTGTTGCAACATTGGGGAATATATCTTGAATTACAAAGTAATCCCCAGTATCTATACCAGGTTTGGCATGATCTGATATGCATTCAGGAGCAGGAGTTAATAAGAAATTAACCTGTTCAGCAACTATAGGACTTGATATTGTATTAGTAGTAATAGCAAGTATCTGTCCATAATCACCAGAATAAGTTACTCCTTTGAATTTTTCAGCATTACCACTATCTAAAGCAGTTGTTCCCAATCCAACAATTCTGATATTATTTAAATTAGTAGCAATATCATCATATTGACTGAATGTAGGGTATACATTCTTCACATATATTTTAGTATCAGTAGCAGCAACTGAAGCAATAACATTAGTATTAGGCATTATTTGGGGTTCCAAATAATTTCTAGCTTTTGATATTACTTCACCATCAATGTATGTGTCGGATTTTTGTTTTGTCCATACTACTGGTCTTTCTAGGTTATCAGTTCTAATACCAGCACCACTATATGTTTGAGTTTCAACAGTATCAGAAGCAAGCAATTCGTAAATTATTCTCTGATCTTGTCCTACGATACTGCCCCAATACCAAGGTTGGATTTGTAGTCTATCACCTTCTTTAATTGTTTGATCTACATCAACTTCAAAATAATCATCTCTAGATGCAACATATAAGTACATTCTAAACTTACTTCCTCTCTTAGGTGCTTCTTTAAATGTTATTCTAGTACCTTTATTGAAATTATAATCAACAACTGGTTTTTGTAGGACATCATTAATGAAAATCATTAAATTGTTGGCAAGAACTATTCCAGAACCCTCTTTAGCAATAATACTGAAATATTCCCTATTACTTACTGTTCTTGTTATTAAGAAAGATCTTCTAAATCCATTAAACAAGTAACTAAGATCATCCAATTCTAATAGTTTTCCAAAATTCCATCCAGAGAACTTGTCTTGATACCTATTATTAACTGTAATTGTAAATGGTGCAGAAGTAACTCCAACCTTATAAGGTACAGGATCTAGTGATAAAACATCGCCAGTACTATATCCATAACCAGGATTTGAAAGTTCAAAAGTAATAACACTTCCAGCAGTACCAACAGTAACATCCATAGATGCTCCAACTCCTAATCCACCTTTTAATGGTAGTCCCCTCCAAGGTGATGGTGGGTCAATTTCTAAAATTGGTTGATATGTTGCTGTATATCCACTTCCAGGATTTGTTACTGTTATTCCAGTAATCATTCCATTGTCTATTGAAGCAGTAAACGCTGCTCCTGTTCCTGCTCCTGCACCCACATTAACAGTAATTGTATTCCCATTTGCATTGGTAATTGCTGTTTGTATACCAGCAACAGGATCCGATGCTCTAGGATATTTCTTATTAGAAACAAATCCATCTCTAGAACATGTGAATACTAATGTTTCGTTAGCAATCTGAACGGTATTACTAGTTGTTAGAGTATGATCAGGAATTGTTAATACCAAATCACCTGTTATTGAATCATAAGTTGCGAATGTTGGAGTAAGGGTTCCTGATGCTCCACCACCTGCAGTAAGACAATTTGGTGATGCACTAACAAAATTATGTGCAAAGTGATAATTAGTGATTGCAATACCAACTCTAGGTGCAACTCTATAACCAGAACCACTATTTCCTATACTTACTTCCCTAATAGTTCCACCAGCACCTACAGAAGCAACACCAACAGCACCATAGGCAGATTGAATACCAACTCCAGCAAATACACTATACTCATTAATAATTCCACCTTTAGGAAGGTCAGAATTGTTTGCAGTTCCAGTAAAATCAATAGAATTTCCAGCTCCTACTATTCTATAATCAGAATCTGTCAAACTAGAACCACCTTCACCATAATGAAGATCTTGGAATATATTATTAACCAAAACCATTCCATAGTTTGTTTGAATACCTGATATTTCATTTCCATCTTTAGTTAAAAAGAATTTAGCAGTTTGACCATCAAAATCCTCAGAAACATCGTCAAATACTGTATTATACTGATAATCTAATCTATAGAATGCTCTTCCATCAAATGACGATCTGGTAGTATTTGAACTGACTCCTGTTGGTCCATATGGAGGTGTTGAGAAGTGAATATTTCCATCCTTTATTCTATAATCACCTGTAAGATAGGTTAAACCTGCTCCAACAGTGTGTGCAACTGCTACAGTACCCATCACACCCCTATCAACGTTTAATGAGTTTGTAGACCCTACACCAACAGTATTCACCTTCATTATTTCTTGTTCAAGTCTTAATAAAGTTCCACTTTCAATCTTAGATATATCTTGCAACCACAATGCAGTTGTTCCGACTCCAACAGCTTGTGATAATGAAATTCCAATAGCAACTTTACTTGTTAATGGACTTTGTATGATATTATCAATGGTTATTACTGTTCTTGTAGTAGCAAGTTCTGATGGTACAGAGAAAGTATGAGTATTTCCAGTACCAATGCTAGTAATAGTAAGAGCAATACCAGCATTTGCATTTGATAAAGAAGATGCCACTGTAAAGTCTTTTTGATCCAATACTCCATCAGTTACAGGTACTATTGCGTATAGTTTATCTGGTAAGAATGTTGTAGTACCAGCACCTATAGTTGCTGTAGCAATTCCTATTCTGGTTCCACCATTTGAAGAGTATTCTAATGGTTCACCATTACTAAAACTATGACCATTTAAAGTTATCGTATTAGTATTAACACTAACTCCAATGCCAGGTTGAACTGTTTTATAGAATAATCTTTCAGTACTAGCAGCAGATGTTAATGTATCTGCATCACCAATAGTATAAAGTGCAAAAGTTGTCAATCCTACAATTTGACCACCTTCTATAGGATTATTAACTGTAACATCAAATGAAGTCTCGGTAGTATTTCCAATTGCTAATATACCGTTATTAAATTTACTATTTGAAGTAGATGCAGGATCTGTTGGACGAGGATAGGGATGATCAGTCATAAACGCATCCAAATCACATCTAAACACCAAAGAGTAATCTGCCATAGAAATAGTAGCACCAGCAACTAATTTATGTGCTGTAGTAGTAACAATAGTCAATACACCAGTAGATGCATCGTAACTGGTTCCTTGTGTTGCGGTTAATTGACCACTTCCACCAGAAACCTTACTAATTTTATCAGCACCATCACTTCTTATAAACTTATGCTCACCAGTATATGTTCTTGTTTGTCCAGTAAATTGATCTCCAATATCTTTAAGTAAAAGAACCTTATTTGATCTAGATTCACTATAATCAGTAAGAGTCTTAGAACCAAAGGTAATAATCTTAGTTAAGTTTGGATTAGGCGTATCATCAGATACAAAATCATAATAATATCTGTCATGAACTGAAGATTCACTAATCATTTCAACATTTAATAAAACATCTCCACTTGCTGTACCAAATCCAACAGTAGTACCCAATCCATTAAGAACTTCATAGTCCGCAAATGGTTTGTAACCAGATATATGACCTAAACTTCTAATAGGTTCTTTCCAAGTCTCATATGGGACTTCACCCTTAATTGCATAAGAAAATCTTTGATAATAATCATTGTCATGTATTCTCTGACTATCAAAATTCAACTTACCTTTATCTGTCTCCCAATCAGTTGATTTTGGAGCAATACTATCTACAGTTAAATTAAAATCATAGTCATGAACAGTCTGAATAATAGATTTGGAATTATTCAAAGAACTAGTAATTTTTTGATCAGCTACAAATTTTCCTCTATTACCTTTAACTTTCAATGTTTGTGCATCAGGATCCCATCCATCCTTTACAACATAACCATAAACACCATTATCTTGTGTTATTCTTTCACCTTCGACAAATTCAACTTTTGTTAGATTTGGTTTGAATATTGCTAAATCATCAATTTTTACTACTCTACCAAAAGCATTATTAGTATCATAAATTCCACCAGTGCTTCCAATACCAGCAATTGAATACTTAATACTTTCTTGTCCACCAGTTTCATCAACTTCAGTTACAATAAAGTTTCTATTACCATAATCACTGGAATTGTATCCATCCATATTATCTGTTATGTTTATATTCTCAATATAAACTTCATCACCAACTATGAATGGAAAAGTAGTAAATCCAGTAACTGGTGCTCTTAAAAATAGAGTATTAACAGCAAAATTAGAACTTGCACTTATAACTTTAACACCATTTGAATTGACAGTGGGTATCATCTGTAAATCTTTAGATAATCCACTATCATTTGCCAATATTTCAACATCAGATACTGAGTTTCCTAATATAGATGCAGAACATAGAATAGAAGGGTTACCAATTGATGTTATTATTGGTGGAGATGTATAATTATTTCCACCTGTTACTATTCCAACAGATTCTAATGTATATACATTTTTCAACTTCAAAATAGTATATGCATCAGCTTTAGGTGCCAAAGTTTTATCACTTGAATATTCTACGCCCTGATTAACAACACCAACATTCAAAATTTCACCAATATCATCACCTCTTTCTGAAAAAATTGCTGCAGATCCAGCAGTAGTTGCAATAGAAACTACTTTAGGTAAAGTATCTACAGGAAGACTATTAACAACTTTTAATGAATGTATACCTCCTCTAGCATTAGCAGAAGTAGTGCTATAAATGGCAGTGCTAAATCCAGAAGATGTATATGAAGTTGTTTCTGCACTACCAACCAAACTTACAGTAAATGTAGTTTCTGCAATACCAGCAATTCTATGAGTTCCATTTAAATCAGATTCTACAATCTTTATTTTAGAATGATTTGGTACTTCAGTGTCTACAGATGATGGATATGTACTGGTATATTTTGGTCCAGTACCTTCAAGTTTATAATAAAGAATTTGTGGGAAGGTTTCATCTACATCAATAGTAATTTTAGAAGATGCACTAGTATTACCAAATTCACTTGCACTTGGTTTTTTAATCAAATCCGATTCAAATCTAGATTCAAATTTTTCATCATAATAGAAATTAATATCAAAATCAGATAAACTAGGGTCTGAAACATCAAATTCTACAGTATTTCCTCTATAAAATTGTAAAGGTGGATGTATTCTAGCAAGTTGTTGACTACCACTACCTGAATTTGTAAAATAGATATGGTCATATGGATCCTTATTGGTTGCATTATAATTATTTGCGGCTAACTTAATCTCACTATCAGATATTTTTATGACATGATAGATTCTATTACTTACTAATGGTGCTATTGGATTTGCAGCAGTATAAATGACTTGATCACCAGTATTATATCCATGATTAGTAAGATTAATTAATGAATTTGTTGTACCTATTCCAACGCCAACTAAATTGGTAGTAAATCCAATATGATTAGTTACTAACTTGTTAAATGTGTCATCAAACTTAAATGCATAAGTTTGTGTTAGATCTGGAGTAATTTTAAAGGTAATATCATCATTTAATGATAATCCATGAGGTCCAGTAAAAGTACTAACAGCAACAGTTGCTTGTACTCTCTTAGATTCTCCTGTAATATTATCTTCAATAGTTTCAAATCTATGATCATGTCCACTAGCAACAGTAAAGTATTTCAATACAGTAGTAAATCCAACATTATCAGATGATATTCCAACTTTATTTCCAGTTGTTATACCTATAAATTCATCATTAAATTTAATAGCATATATGGAACCAATACCTGCTAAATCAAGTTCTGGAGTTAAATCAGTATTATTAGCATATTTTATTGTACTACCATAAGCAACATAAGACAATTCATCACCAGTATTGAATTGATGTCCAGGAAGATAAATTGCACCTTGTGGTATAGATTTGTAAATGGTACTAATACCAGAATAACCAACAATGGTTGATTTTACTGTACTTCCTATACCAACTGCTAATTCACCATCAAAATTATATTTTCTACTAAATTTTAAGTTCTTATTTTTTACTTTTTTCTTAACTTTATATGTAAACTCATGAGGAACTTTTTCAACAGCAGTTCCAACTGCTATACCCGATCCAACAGCAGTTGTTCCATTTTGTGTTCTTGCTACTCTAAATCTGTTATTATAATGATCCTTGGCAAGAATACGCATTTGCTCATTACCAAGTTTAAGTACATCTCCAATATTAAATCTATCAGATATAGTAGATTCTGAAAGTTTTATGAAGGTTGTAAGTCCAGTATTTACAGTATTAGCAAGTCCGACTGAAAGTGCTGTAGTAACAGTTTTGACACCAACAACTCTAGTACCTTCAATATGATTGAATAGTGCTGAACTAATTCCAGAAATTTGTACTATTTCGCTATCGAGATAATTATGAGGAACAGTGCTGAATGCAGTTACTTGATTTTCTATAACTTGAAATTTTAAATTCCTAATAGCTGTTTCTGTTAAAGAAATTGTTTCAATCTGCTTACCAGCAATTTCTTTGATAGTTCCACTAACAGAAGATGGATTAGAGAAAGATACAAGTTCACCAACTTTATACTTATCTCCTGCAACATCTATGCTAACACTAGTAACACCAGCAGATCTTACTTCCTCTATTTCTAAAAGTGTTTTAGATCCTAATGGGTCTTCATGGAAACTATATCTTGTATTATCTACATTATAACCATAATTAGTAACATTTCTTTTATATTCACCAGTGTTGATGTAAATATCACTCTGATCTCTCAATAATTCATAGTTAAATTCATCAGTATCGTTATAATGTCTAAATGGTAAATATGGGAAAGTTGGAGTTGTTGTTGGAGTATCTTGTATTGAAGCATAATAACCATATGTTCCATTAGGAAAATCATCACTTTCACCAGGAGTTAAATATTTTCCATTGTATTCATCCAAATCTCCACTATTTTGATCATAGAAATAATCCTCAACAAAATAACCATTACCATACTGTGGTCTTAAGTTAGAATCAGATACTGCATCTATATTATAACTAGACTGCATTTTCTTAACACCAACTCCTGGTGGTTTACCATAAGGTCCAAAAATTGGGTTACCATCATAAGCCCAACCAATAATTGGAGAATGTTGCAAGTCAGATATCTTTTCAGTCTTATCACTATTCAAATTATCATTCAAATCCATCCTAAGTTGCTTTTGGGGATAGAATGAGCATATTTTATTACCTTTTTCCTTTGTGGTAGATTTCAATTGCACAGTATCTTGATATACTGTAGAACTTAATATATGAGAATATCTCTGTACATTGTTAATAGTCCATTTATGTACATCCGCATTAAATAATGCCTCAGATCCTGCAGGAAGAACTTCTATAATTGTTTGTCCTGAAGTATATTTAACTCCACCATCAATAATATCAATAGAATCTATCTTACCATCAACGACATTTGCTTTCAATTTTGCAAATACCCCAGAACCAATAACTTTTAAAATTGGTGGAGTTGAATAATCTTTTCCTGGATCATTAATAACTGTTGCAACAACAGCACCATTAACGTCAACAATACAACCAACTCTAGCATCCTGACCTGTTTGTAGAGTAATATTTGGTTGTCTGATATGATTAATTATAGTTGAAGACCCATATCCTATTCCCCCACGTTTAATGAATATATTACTCACACTTCCTTTCAAATTAGCATATGCAGTAGCATTAAGATATGAAGGAAGTACGGTACTTCCAATACCAACAGCAGTTATACCTTCTATTGTTACTTTTACATCTGGATATGTAAATGTATGAGTACCAACACCAATAGTTGTTAAATCACTATAAATTTTATTATCAAAATTATGATTACTGATACTAGTTGCAGTTCCAGCTTCACTTAACTTGAAATTATCCCTATCAATAACTGTCAATTTGTAATATGATGCAGTTGATAGACCAGAAATCGTAGTTCCATTATGAGAGTAAGTTACTACATCTCCATGTTTGAAATTATGATTTCTTGCATATATGTAATTATTTTCAGTACTAATTCCTGTAAATGTAGTTAATATACCAACTTGTGTACTTGGAGCATACTTATAAGAATCAATATCAACTTTATTATATGCAAAATTCTTACCAGGAGTTTTTACAGTTACAGTATCTACAATACGTCTCTTTCTCTTTGCTGTTATTTTGTGTATTCCAGACCCATCAGTTGTAAATTGAATGGTATTAATACCAGCAACTGCTCTTTCTTTAGTCAATGCAAGAGAAAAACTAGTATTACTGTTTTTAATTACATAATAAGTTCCACCATTTGTTAATACACTAGTAGATAATCCAACATTAGTACTACCAACACCAACTGGATTTCCATTAGGATCTACATTATAGGTTACTGCTTCTCCTTGCAAAAGTTTATGGTTTTTAGAAAGATTAAACCTACCATAATCACCAACGAGTAAATTTACATCAACAAAAGTATCATTAAATGATAATGAATGTGTAACATACTTCATTTTAGCTTCACATTCAGCATTTGTTCCATTACCACCAGTTATTGTCACAGATGGTATATCTTGATAATCCCACCCAGAACTAGTTAAGACAATATCTGAAATATATCCATTTCCTAAATGAACATTTGCTTTAATTCCACTACCAACACTATCTGCAACAGAAACATTAGGTGGATCTATGATATTGTACTCTTTACCTGGACTAAAAACATTAATTTTATCAATTTGACCATAATAAACAGAATCATCCGATAACGCAGAGTGTAATTCTAGTCCATTTACTGCTACTCCGACAGATCCAACGATATTTTTACTATTTTTCGCATCTACAGGAGTTTTTCTAATTCTCTTTAAATTATTTTGATTTTTTAACGATCTACCATCATATAATGAATATGGAGTGATTTTATGTTCATCTGTTCCAGTTCCAGTTGGGAACCCAACAGCTGGTGATTGTGGAGTTATATCCCATAAAGTGTCATTAGTAAATATCGATTGTCTTGTTAGAGAAAGTTTTATATGATCATCATCAACGACACTAATATAGTAAATTCCTGTATCTATTCCACTTCTATTCTCATTTGCACCTATTACTCCAGTAGATGCTGTTAATGGTTGATAATATACCTTTTCTCCTTGTAAAAATTCATGATTTGTTATTGTTATACCAGAACCAACAAGACCAAAATCATTTGAAGTAAAGGTTTTTGACCTATCTGTAGTATTAAAGTCACCAGATGGATATCCAGAAAATGCAGCAATACAATTTTCTTCTTTATCTACAAATGTATTAGGAACATCAGATAATAAGTAGTCTAATCCAATAGATGGTGTTGTTCTTCTTAAATTATATCTAATTGTATAATGTGTCCCAACAACTGGAACTCCATTTTTAAGTATTCCCTGCGTTCCATTACCATAATAACCAATAGTATTATCAGTAATAGAAGTTACTTTTACATTAGTGTCAAGAACTTTTCCAGTAAACTTCTCAAATACGTCAATAGTAGCATAAGATAATTTCTTAACTGAATGCTTGTCAATAGTAGTAATAATCTTATTATTAACATCAATACCAGATATTTCAGTTCCTCCAGGTCCAGTTTGAGTAATAACTACATCAAAATCTATAGAATTGTTATAAATCCATTTATTAAATCTAACATCAGACTCATCAATAGTGTCTCCAAGGAATTTTACACCAATTTTATCAGCTGGGGAATAGAATTGTGTACCTTCAATCTCATTTTTGGGAGCATCTACAACAGAACCAACCACTCTCATTTGACAAACCTTTGCCAAATCGTTATTTTCATAACCCCAAATAAACTGATCTCCAATTATTGGAGTATTTTTTCCTAAACTTGTACTTGCTATACCAACACAACCAAAGAATTGGTTATATGATTTTGAAGTATATTCAACTTTTCTATGTGTCCCAAGAGCATCTGGATACCAAAAGAACCCAGTATTACCAAATCCAACAGTAGAATCTACTGTTACTACAGATTCAGTAATGCCCTTTTCTAGTACTTTTGTTCTATTATTAACATGGAATTGATTTTCTACAGTATCTCTTGATAAAAATATCCTATGATATGTCTTTGATCCTAAAAATACTTCTTCTACATTAGATATTGCACCAGTTGCAGTTGGACTAGTAGAAAAATCAGTAGCAGATCCTTGATATAAACTGTAAAGTTTAAGATTCATAGGATTACCTGTCAATGCTTCTACCATTATTTCATCACTAACCTGCCATTCGGCATCAGAAACAGATATGGTATTATTGAAAGGTTTGTCTATTATTACATCTTTAGCATATAGAACTTTGAATAAAAGGTCTATGGAAGTATCAGTTCCCTTAGATGTATAGAAATCCTTTGCTCTACTTAAGATATTCTCAACAGCAAGACCTGAAGCAAATGGTCTTTTCTCTACTCCTGGTAAAAATTGTCCTTTAAACTTATTATAAAATTGACCAAGAAAAACAAATCCAAGGTTTAATACTACAGTTCCAGCAGTATGTTCAGCTGATTCAGTTTCACTAAAAGTTAGAAATTCTGGATTACCTTGTGTCTCAATAGCACTAATACCACTAAATCCACGAGCACAACCAGTAAAGGAAGTAGCAGTTTTTCCAGTATATGTGATTATTTCATTATCAATCTTTAAAAGACCATAGGTATCTGGAAAACCCTTGGTATGAGTGACGTTTATAGTATCATCAAATGAAAGTACATCAACAGTAACAGCAACTACCTGTGGTGGGACAAGTGTTCCAGGTGCAGGAATAGTTTGTGCTCTTACTGTTTCAATATCTGATAATGTAGTAATATTCTTATATTCTGATAAATTATCTGCAATATTCGTTGTACCATATTCACGTTCCTCAAAAATATAGTATTGCTCTAAAAACTCTTTGAATTTGGGGTTATCTGATTCAATAAAATCTGGTATTAGGCTACTAAGAATATTAGAGATTTTTACTTTATTATTATCGAGCATGTCTTATCTTGTATATTTTGTAGTGCTGACAAAACTTGATGGTGGAACGTAAGTAACCCCAGACTTATTATAACCAGAAGTAATGATATCTTCTAATAATGTCAATTTACTGTTTGCTGTAGTATCTAGCACAATATAAAGGTTCTGTTTTGCAACAATATCATTGGATTCAGGAATAACTTCAATTTCTATTCTATTTGTAAGTGAAGTAGAAGAAATTGATATAGGATAGAGTCTTACTTCACCTTTAATATAATCTACTATACCTGCATTATTGTTGATATAATTAGGTTTTTCATCGACAATGGTAAAGAATTTTATTGTCCCAGTAGCACCTGTTTCATCATCTGGAAAATCTGTGAGGTAAATATTACCCTCAACTCCTTCTATTTTAAAGGAAGAAGACCTTATATTGAATCCTTCTTGATCTGCATGGAATTTATTACCATAACATAACTCATAACTAGCAAATGCATTATATACAGGAACCATATTCCTTCGCATTTTAAGAACAGTAATATTAGAAGTTACTGAATCACTGACTCTATCAATAATGTTAAGTAATTTACTATACTTTAGTCTACCACCAAATTGATTGATATCACTAGATTTTGAATATTCTTCAATCGAAGCTTTAATATTAGATGCTAATCCTTCAGAAGCTTCTGCTCTTCCTGGATCATAAGAGACTGTAGAATTATATTCAACATAAAGATACTTAAGATCGATAAATTCTTGTTTAATTCCAGCAACAGTGTACTGTTTTAGTCCAGATTTAATTGCTGTTTTAGATACATCTGATATAAATTCACCATTTTTAGGTTTTATAGTAATATAAACTTTACCATATTCAGGAGGATCTAACTCCTCTCCTCCATATGCACTCACAGATTCCACATTTCCGAATAGAGTTGGAATTAAACTAATGTAATCATTCGCTGTTACTGCTCTCTGTTGAGACGCATAGACCCTCGGAGCAAGGTATTTGATGGAATCTAAGGACTCTATATCAGAACCGTTTTCAGACGATTGTACAGTGGTTAGAAGAGATACTCCAGAAGTAATATCAGTATCACCACCACCCAACATATAAGTCAATTTACCAGAAAATACGAAATTGGCAGCTCCATCACCACTTTCTCCATTTGTCACAATATAACTTGCCTTTATCGTACTACCGTGACCACTAGGAACTGATTTAGTAGAACCTGCTTTTTTACCTAAAGTTCCATCACCAAACAGCAACTGGTACTTTTCATCATCAATTTCTTGTACTAAGAACAATCTAGAGTCCTTATCTACTTGGAAAATGTTCTCATACTTATTATAAGTCTCATTAATTCCAGCAGCATTGAGTACTTCTACTCTAATTGTTGATGTATCTATGTTAACATTAGGTAAAATGTACTTTGCATCAGTTTGTGACGAGTCTACAGGGAATTGTTTTGTAAGAAGAGTACCTTCATATAGACTAATATTGTCAAAAGTTACCAAACCATTGACATCTGCATTGGCAGTAATGTCATCAGGTATCGAAAACATATAAGAACCGTTCTGAACATTACCTACTGCGACTATTCCTTTATGTAATTTAATTGTTTTTGCGTTTATACCACTTACATCTACACTAAAACTTACTTTTGCAACCGAAGATTTCTTCGATCTTGGTACATAACCAATGTTTCTTGCCAAAGAAACGACATTTTCCCTTAAAGTAGCACTATCAATGAACGATTCATTGACTGCCATGTTGGTATTATAGGCAGTAATATAGGAATTATATGCTAAAGTGTCAATTAATATGGAAAAATTAGATCCCTCGAAGTCAAAGTCAGTAAAAGTTGAGTTAGCTCGCAGATAATCTTTGATCTGAGTGCGTAAATCGTTAAAATCTAGGTTAGTAAACTGATTGAGTGCCATTATATTCTGCTAGGTTGTAAGAGAAACTCTATATTTTGTTCGGGAAAAGGTAATCCAACGATATTATAACGAATAGTAATATATAATCCATTCTCATCTATACTATCTTCTATGTTAACTTGAGTTAATTTGATTCTTGGCTCGAAATTATTAAGTAGAGACTTAATTTCTTCTTCCAAAGTAACACCAATATCATCACCAACCAACTCAAATAGTGCATCTTCAATAGATGTACCTAGTAATTCGTTAAAAAACCTGTCTGTTAACCGAGTTCGGCATAAATTTATGACAGATTTCTTAATAGCATCCTCATTCCGAAGAGAAACAACGTCATTAGTGATAGGACTTCGTGTAAAAGATAAACTTATATCCTTAAATGCACGAGAAATTTGGACTGCCATTAAAATTACTATACTTTACATATATCTATAATGGTTTTTCGGTATTTTTTACGTTTCTCCAGTTAGGATCAGTATATTCACCTTCGTAATCGTCTGGAACATCGTGCATTACCTCCGTAAGTACTTGTTTGGAGGGTGTTTTTGGTCTCACATTATCAAAATAGGAGTTCGTAAAGGGATCCCGACTAGGATTGTTAGTCATTTTTACTTTTATTACCTAATATATTTAGATAGGCATTAAAAAACCCCCTTTTGGGGGTCTTATGTTATTCTTCTTTTCTTTCTTTTGCTGTTTTCCAGAAATAATTCTCTTCTGACCCCAATCCATCACGATCATGACCGTTTTCTACCTGATAATACACCGTTGACACTTTAAAATCAGGAATATTAGGTTTCTCAGGAGTAAGACTATTATCATAGATCCTCATTCTGTTGTTTGGATAG